CTCCCGTCCGGTATCTCTGCCCTGCATTTTCTGCATTTCACTTGCAAATCTCTCCTATTCTTGATAGAATAAGAGGGCAGTAGGCCCGTCAAAACTTACTGCCCTCTATGTGAGCCGTCCCTGGTGTTCCAGCACCGGGGGCGGTATTTTTATTGCGCTTTTTTCAGCTCGGCCAGCTCCTTGCTCATGGAGCGGATCACCTGTTTCAAGAGAGCCACGTCGTCCTCTATGGCCTCGATTCTGGTCATGGGGGTGAGTTTTGCCTGCACGTCTTGCAGGCCCTCCGCCAGCAAGTCAAACTTCGGCATGACATCCGTGTCAAAATAGGCGATCATGCGCTTCTCGGACGCCCGAATGGATGCGTCAATCATGGTCTGGATGGACTGTAAATCTTTTTCGTCTAACATGTGTAAACCTCCTGAAAGTCATTGGTTGACACTAGTGGTCATAATGTAATGCTTCCGTCCTCATTGACGATTTGCCCCAGATATCGCACTACACGCTCAGACTTAGGTCGCTTCGCAAGTTCGTTTTTCATTTTGGTTGCGGAGGAAATGTTCTGTCCCCCCCAAGACGGGGGCTCTGCATTGAACACGATAGTTTTTGGATCGTCACCAGATGAAGGCAGATAGCAGATGGCAAGTGTAGACTTGATTTTCTGCTTCCCAGTAGCGCTCATTCCGCCTAGAACAGCACCAACCGGCCCAAATAGCAGTCCACCGACAACGCCACGCCCCACAACAGACTGCTTCTTGAGTTCCGAAACCTTCACGATTCCTAGGTCAAGAATATCCTCGGTCTTGATTTTGTACTGTTGAAGCACCTTGTCCCCTCCGATCATATGCGGCTTCACATTGTCCAGGCAGAGATAGTCCCCATCAATATAAATCCGAAACATGATTTCAGACAGAGATCCAAGACCGTCCATATACCAAAACAGATTTTTTCCGGCCATTTCCCCATTCTCCCTTTCTATTATTCCGTTTCACGGCTTTAATGCTAAAAATACAACTCTGTTGCAAGATTCCCATGTGTGTACCAGCAGACAGCTTTCCTCATAAATTCCTCAGTGACCCCAAAATGTTCAGCTAAATCCCACAGATCTGTATGTCCATCAGCCACGGCTTGATCCAGATCATCAGCGGACAAGCGCAGTTCAATGGCTCGTTTATCCGCACGGTTCTCATGCTTTTTCCGAATATCGCAGGTGGCATACTCATTATAGAAGGCCCCTGTATCACAATGCCCAATTTCATGCAGGCCCTTCACTAGTTCATCGGCATCGGACAAAAGGGTAAAGGGGTCAATCGCAATAAAGCATTTGCAATCCGATACTCGCATAACAGATATACTTTCAAGCCCGTCGCAGTCTAAATTGTACCAATAAACATCATACCCCTGCTGTTCGGCATACTCGTACAGTTCAACTACATTATTTATTTTTTTCGTTTTCTTGGGCAAATTTTGCGAACTGTCTAACGCGGTCGAGGACATCATCGTCTATCTCCCTTGTTCCCCACAAAGCAAATTTAATATCATCGTCGCTGACTTTGCGCTCACCCTCTTGGGTGGGCGCTTTTTTTGTTTCTTCTCCAGTCAGGAGGTAATCAGTGGTGACGCCGAAATAGTCGGCGATCCTCTGGAGTGTGTCACCTTTCGGAGTTGCTCCTGTTTTTTTCCATTTAGTTGTAATTGAGTTACTAAGTCCAATATCTTCTGTTGCCTTTTTGGGGCTAACTCCTTTTTTCTCGCATAGCAATTTGAATATGTCAAAAAACATAATTACTACCTCCGGTTTTTGGTGACAACGCCAAAACTAACCGAAGTTAGAAAAACCCATTGACAATCTAACCTAAGTAAGATATCATATAGATGTGAACTTACCCAAGTTATTTTTGAGGGGGGGGTTCAAACTTTGGCAGTTATCAGTGGTGCAATGTTTGCTGGCACTTATATTGTACCCTGATAGCTAACCAAAGTCAACTGCAATATCTCAAAAAACTAACTTTCGTATCCTTGCCCAAAAAGCAAGGCAAAGTTTTGGAGGTGGTCTAAATCTAGGGGGTTGTGTCGAAAAAAGGTGGCAAGGGATGGGGGTGATGAATTGTTTTTGTCAAAAAGAGAAATGCTCTCCAGAATCGAAACATTGGAGAGTATGGTAGTGAAACTAATTGCACAGAAAGACGCTTTTGAAGATACTTGCCGTGTTTGTGAACGCCATAATACGGCTTATATCGATGGAAAACTCATTGAATATTGCAACCTTTATGCAAGTGAACATTGCAAACACTTTAAGGGGATTGAAGGTTTTCCCAAATCATGCGAAGCAAAGCCCACAGTGGATTAGAGAGGAAAGCTCCAGCTAACGATGAAAATATAGCAATCTTCCAATCGTGCCAGTCGGCCCGCCTTTTGTCGGCTATCTCGTTTTCTTTATATCGCAAGTAGTTTCGGCCACGCTCACGAATAAAGCAACATTCGAGTGTGTGTTTTTCGGATGGTGTCATTATTTTGATGAGATCCAATTCCCTTAATCTGAGCGCACAATTCTGATTTTCTTTTGTTACCTGAACGTAATCCTTTTCGCATTTTTTGAGAAGTGAAAATTCTTTCTTGTTTAGGGCAATTACAGGGAAATCATCCTTTTTGGCATCTCGCTGACGTTGCCATTCCTGATATTCCATATCTGTTTGATGTCGGTCATTTGGATTTGTCGGGATAAACATATCATCACCTCAACGGTGATTGTACCAAAATTAACCATAGTAATCAACAGAAGGAGGAATTACATGCCTGCAAAATGGACTGCTGACCTTCTGGGTGAGATGCACTTGGCCGGGATCACAGCTAAGCAGCTCGCCGCAGAGGTCGGATGGAACCCAAAGTATCTTAGCGTTGTGCTGAACGGCCACAAGGAGCCGAAGGGGGCGGAGCAAAAACTAAATACAGCTCTTGGGAGACTTGTTTCTGGACAGATTCAAGATACCACAGAGCAAGTCCAATAAACAGGACAATAAAGCCTGCCCCTGACGGGGCGGGAGGTGAAGGGGGTGAGGACGGTGGGACCATCTATGGGTTTTTCCCCGGCGGGGTTCAATCTGATTGTAATATTTTCTGATGAAAACGACTTCAAAGACATTGTGGCCGCCAATCCAGCGATGACGGCAATCATCGAGGATAGCGACCACAATATCTACATCGCAGGGGTTAAAGCGGGGGCCAGTTGACTGCGGGGTACAACGGAGTCCCATCCTTTTCCCATTCAAAGATGATAGACTCCGGGAAACCTTCTCCAGGAGGTGCACCGAGGTCTTTCCATCCGGCCTGCGTGTAGGCAAAGTTTACGGCTTCATATTCAAGAATATCGTGCGAGGTTAACTTGTACTCATAGCGAAAACCTTTGCAAGACATAATTTCACCCCCTTCCGCGCCCAGTATACCACGGCAAGGAGGGGAGGACAACAAAAAGCGCCCCTGACGGGGGAAGGGAGGAAAAACAGTGACAGCAATGACATTGGAAGAGATAAAAGCCATGGACAGGGAGATGCTCACTCCTGCTATTGTGGCGAAGGTGATCCGATGCGACCCATATTACATCAGCGTGCAGGCCAGAACTGACCCGGAAGCTTTAGGATTCCCGGTCAGCGTGCAGGGAACCCGGACTCGGATACCAAGGCGAGCATTTATTCGTTGGATGGAAGGAGGGGGCGCAGGATGAGCAAAACCAGAGACGAGCGCGACAGGCGCGCAAAAGC